ACCGTGATAGTGAAAGAGAAAGAGGGCTACATCAAATTTAAAACTGAAAACAGCAATTACGAACTATGGCAACAATAGAACAAAAGAAAAGCGAGATGGTCAAAGATCTGATCAACAAGATGTTTGAGATCGCCGGTCACGACGTGACCTATGACGACGTCAAGGACAGAAAGGATGACTGGTACACCCAGTGGACCATGAGTGTCAAGCAGAGCAACGAGTGGGTTGAATGGGGAGAGAAAGAAATAGCAAGAAGGTTTAGGCGTAGCAAGAAGTTATGCCAAGTAGAGATGGCTTGGTTCTCTCTGATGTATGGCCTTAAGTTTAGAATCTCTATCGACTGCGACCGCTGCGGATCGGTTATCAAGACAGAAGACCAGATGTCACAATTTGAGAAGGACGCATACCTTGGAAGGCAAGAAATGTTGCCAAAGTTATGCACAAAATGTAGGAATTCTGATAACTAAAAGGTAAATTTGTAGATGAGTTTTGATATAGTAAACAAGCCAGCACACTACAACCAGTCGGCTATCGAGTGCATCGAAGCGATAGAGGCTTCAATGACCAAAGACCAGTTCTGCGGGTACTTAAAGGGAAACATACTTAAGTACATGTGGCGGTTTGAGGACAAGAACAAAGCAGAGGACCTCAAGAAGGCCCAATGGTATTTAAATAAATTAATAAAATCATATGAGCAAGTTTAAAGAATTAAATTCAATCAACGTCAACAAGATGACGGAGAAGAAGGGAAACCTAACTTACCTGTCATGGGCTTACGCATGGCAAGAGACAATGAAGGTCTGCCAAGACATGACACGCACCGTTTACGAGTCTGCGACCGGTAACAACTACCACACAGACGGCAAGACAGCATGGGTTAAGGTCGGCATCACCATCGGTGGCCAAGAGCACATCGACTACCTGCCAATCATGGATGCAAGAAACGCTGCGCTTCCCATCGAGAAGGTTACGTCGTTCGATGTTAACAAGGCCATCCAGCGGTCAACCACCAAGGCCATCGGCCTGCACGGACTAGGTCTTTACATCTACGCCGGCGAGGACATGCCAGACGACGAGAAGGCCGCTAAGGCCCCATCAGAGCCAGCCATCATCGAGCTAGTTGTTGGTGACGAGAACTGGGCCAAGGTAATGAACTACTTGACAGCAAACAAGAAGAAGGGATCTAAGTTCATCATCGAGCAGTTGTCGAAGAAGTACAGCATCAGCGAGGCCACACGCAGTGAGATCAACAAGGAGGTAGCATCGTGACAACCGAAATCCTAACGAGACTGAACAGCGACTCTGACTACTACGGAACATTTGGAAAACAGTTCCTCTCAAACTCGGACATCGGGGCCCTACTGAAGGACCCCTCGTCCTTTGGGAAGGACAAAGAGAAAACCGTTCCGATGGTGCAGGGTTCTTACTTCCACGCATCACTGCTTGAGCCAGAGAAGGTCGTTGACTTTCTGATCTGCGACGTGTCATCTAGAAATACCAACAGGTACAAAGAGATGTGCGAGGCACACCAGACAGACATCATCCTGCTGTCTAAGGAGGTCGAGGAGTTGGACGCGATGGTTGACTCCATCAAGGGCCGCATGGACTTCTTCGACATGATCTACGAGGACGGCAATCTGTACGAGCAGCCAGGCATCTCCAACATCATGGGAGAGACATGGAAGGGAAAGGCAGACATCATCTCATCGGAGTATGTCATCGACCTAAAGACCACATCAAACATCGAGGAGTTCAAGTACTCTGCAAGGAAGTACAACTACGACTCACAGGCCTACATCTACAATCAGATCTTCGGCAAGCCGGTTCTGTTCATTGCGGTAGAGAAGGGCACAAACAAGACGGGAATGTTCGACTGCTCAGAGGAGTTCCTAGACCGTGGCAAAGAGAAAGTACAAAGAGCAATAGAAGTATGGCGCAAGTTCTTCGGGCCAAACAAAACAGAAGACATCACACAATACTACACAAAAGAAACATTATGAGTGCACTAATCAGTTTATCAATCGACGTGACTAAGATCACAAAAAGCAAACTTAAGGACGGTAAGTACCTTGACGTAACCATCTCTGTAGACGACCAGACCAACCAGTGGGGCAAGAACGCATCCATCTACGAGTCGCAGACAAAAGAGGAACGCGAATCTAAGGCCTCTAAGGCCTACATCGGAGGCGGAAAGGTAGTTTGGACCAACGGAACTATTTCAGTGGCTGAGAAGGCCTCTAATGAGCCCAAGAAGGCAAATCCTCCGGTAGACGAGTTACCGTTCTAAGAAACCAAGACACTGGCACAGGGGACCGCCCCCTGTGTCGTTGTGTCGGTTTTTAGCTCTCCTATTCTATATATATTATTTATACTACTTATATTTTTTTCTTTGAATAAGTATTGAACAAGTAAAAATCGACACAAAAAAGCTAAGTAAAAGAAATTCAATGCGCTTGGTTGTGTCGCTTACTTTTAAAATCGACACTAAACCGACACAAACCCCAAAAAAACGACACAAAATGGCAAAAATCGACACACATAAGATCAGAATTATACACGCTGAGGTGGTAGAGAATGGAATTTTAATCAAGGCAATTGGACTTTATTCACCCGACGGCGACTATATTCGCGACACCAAGTTGAACGGCAAGCTTCTTTGCACACTCACCGAGTCATTGATGGACATTAAAATTTGTAACTGATGCCAGACATAACAATGTGTAATGGCACTGGATGTCCAAGGAAGGAATCATGCCACAGATTTACAGCAAAGCCAAGTGAGTACCAGTCATACTTTGTTACGCCTCCGGTAAAAGAGGACGGCAAGTGTGAGATGTACTGGGGCGATGCTCAGCAAGACATATACGACGCACTTAGCGACATCGTAAATGGTATTGGAAATTTATAAGTGCACGGCAAGGCAGTACGCCGTGTTAATAATGAGGGAGGACCTACACTACTCCTACCAAAAGTGTGGTATCAAGCTTGGCATATCTAGGTATGCGGCTTTTCAGTTATACAAACGAGCAAAAATCAAATTAAATGGGAAACATAACAATATTCAAAAGCATTAAGGACACTTCCACTCCTTTCTACCGGTCTGTTGACTACATCATACACCGGATCAGAGAAGGGAAGTCCAAGGACATCATCAAGCGGATCAGAGAGGAGAAGGACAAGGACAAGCGAAACCAAATCAAGAAGGAGCTACCGGCAATATGTTTCTCTGGCGAGTTCACTCGCAGGGAAGACTCAGCGCTCATCGCCCACTCTGGAATCATCTGTCTTGACTTTGATGGTTTCACCAAGAAGGCGGACATGCTGGCCAAGAAGGACGAGTTCACGAAGGACAAGCACACGCTGGCCGTATTTATCTCTCCATCTGGTGATGGTCTAAAGGTACTTGTAAGAGTTCCTGCCGATGAGAACAAGCACAAGAGCTACTTCAACGCGCTGGAGAAGTACTACAACTGCGAGCAGTTTGACAAGACGTCAAAGAACGTAAGCCGTGTGTGTTATGAGTCTTACGACCCGTTGATCTTTCACAACCCAGAGGCAAAGCAGTGGGACAAGCTAGCAGAGGAGGAGTACGAGCCGATCGAGAGGCCGGAGAACAAACGTACCATCACCGTTACTGACCAGAACGAAATCATCAGACGCTTGCGCCTGTGGTGGGACAGAGAGTATGGAATGGTCGTGGGCGAGAGAAACCACAACCTGTACGTGCTCGCTGCCGCGTTCAATGACTTTGGTGTAAACAAGGAGCTGGCCACTTATGTGCTGAGCGAGTTTGCACACGACGACTTCCCGCTGTCAGAGGTAAAGACCACCATCGACAGTGCCTACAAAAAGGAGATGAACTTCGGCATCAAGTTCTTTGAGGACAGGGATGCCATCGACAGCGTTCGCCGTCAGATAAAGAAGGGCGTGCCAAAAAAGGAGATACGTCAGCAGCTTAAGGAGTCTGGACTGAATGACGAGGTTACCGACGCCGTAATTGTAAAGATCGAGGAGGACTCCTCAAGCAAAGAGTTTTGGACCAAGTCGTCGAAGGGCGTTGTGTCTGTAGTTCATTACCTATTAAAAGAGTTTTTAGAAGACAATGGCTATTTCAAGTATTCGCCAGAAGGCACAAAGAATTATATTTTTGTTAAGGTTACGAACAACCTTATATCAAATACGACGGAAGATGAGATAAAGGACTTGGTGCTGGACTACCTGTTCAGAATGGAGGACCTTTCAATCTACAACCACTTTGCAGACAAGACACGCTACTTCAAGGAGGACTTCCTGTCGATGCTGTCGCCGGTTGACGTGTACTTCGTTGAGGACGACAAGGACAATGCATACCTGTACTACAGGAACTGCGCCGTTCGTGTTACCTGTAGCGACATCACAATGATCGACTACCTCGATCTTGGTGGATACGTTTGGAAAGACCAAGTAATTGACAGGGACTTTCAGATCTGCGACGCGTATGACTGCGACTTTAAAACGTTCATCAGCAACATCTCTGGTGGAGAGAAGGACCGCATCAGATCGGTAGAGAGTACCATTGGTTTCCTGCTTCATAGCTACAAGAACCTTGGCTACTGCCCGGCGGTAATCATCAATGATGAGGTCATCACTGATAACCCAGAGGGAGGAACCGGTAAGGGCCTGTTCATGAACGCGGTGTCCAGGATGAAGAAGTCAGCGGTTATCGACGGCAAGAGTTTCAACTTCGAGCGAAGCTTTGCGTATCAGACCGTGTCAACGGACACGCAGATCATTGTGTTTGATGACGTGAGAAGGAACTTTGACTTTGAGAGGTTGTTCTCTATTGTAACCGAGGGTATCACACTTGAGAAGAAGAACAAGGACGCGATCAAGATTCCGTTCCACAAGTCACCGAAGGTAGTTATCACAACCAACTACGCCATCAAGGGAAAGGGTAACTCTTTCGAGCGACGCAAGTGGGAGCTAGAGTTCAAGCAGCACTACAGCAAAGACTTCACGCCACAGATTGAGTTCGGCCGGTTGTTGTTTGAAGACTGGAACGAGGACGACTGGTGCAAGTTTGACAACTACATGGTCAACAACTTGAAGAACTACCTATGCTTTGGCTTTGTAAGATCAGACTTCAAGAACTTGAAGACGCGTAAGTTTATCGCCGAGACAGACCACAACTTCTGGGAGTGGATGACAGACAAGGAGAACCGGTTCGTCAAGGTGAACACCAAGATCTACAAGGAGGACGTGTACAAGGAGTTTGTTGTCGATAACCCAGACTACGGCCAGCGAGGCAAGACGTCTATATCGCTCAACAAGTTCTACAAGTGGCTTGAGGCCTTTGGTCTTTTCTACACGGGAGAGACAGTAGAGCAGGGACGCGATGGCTCTGGACGATGGATTAAGTTTGTAAGAAGTGAAGCTGAGCAAGTTGAATTTGATTTCTAATGGAAAATAAAATCACATTAAGACCATACCAGCAGGACATAGTGGAAAAGACTCGTGTCCTGCTAATGGGTCCTAAAAGGTTCGCATATCTTTCTATGGAGGTGAGGACGGGCAAGACATTAACAGCACTGTCCGCTCTTGACCATATCGTTGACGTCAACGAAATGGTATTTGTCACCAAGAAGAAGGCCATTGCTGGAATCCAGAAGGACTACAAGGCCCTTGCTCCTAAGTATAAGTGTACGTTTATTAACTACGAGAGCCTGCACAAACTAGACGTGAGTAAGATCGACGCCATTGTATTCGATGAGGCACACGGAATGGGAGCGTTTCCAAAGCCAAGCAATAGGGCCAAGGAGGCCCGTGCCTTGGTGTTGAAGCACAACCCATACGTCATCTTCTTGTCTGGAACTCCATCGCCGGAGTCGTACTCACAGATGTACCATCAGATGTGGGTGCTTGGATCTAGGTCTCCGTTTACTGAGCCTACGTTTTACAAGTGGGCACATACATACGTAAAGGTATGGGAGCGTATGATAAACGGCTTTCGTGTTCACGACTACAGCAACGCATACCAAGACAAGGTAATGGACGCCATCAAGCCATACATGATAAGCTACACGCAGAGCGAAGCAGGATTTACATCCAAGGTAAACGAGCATGTGTTAAAGGTAACGATGTCTGACACAACGTACAAGATCGCTGACAAGCTGAAGCGTGACTTGGTGTTCGAGGGAAAGGAGGATGTGATACTTGCGGATACGCCGGTGAAGCTGATGCAGAAGCTGCACCAGATCTACAGCGGTACAGTCATTCTTGAGTCTGGAAAGGCAATCATACTGGACAAGACCAAGGCAGAGTTCATCAGAGAGAAGTTTGCAGGAAAACGCATAGCGGTCTTCTACAAATTCCAGGCAGAGCTAGAATGCTTGTTGTCTGTCTTCCAAGAAGATATGACCACCGATTTAGGAAAATTTCATGCAGGTGAGTGTAACAACTTTGCTATACAAATTGTTACCGGGCGTGAGGGGATATCTCTAAAGGAGGCTGACTTCTTGGTCTACTACAATATTGACTTCTCCGCCACGTCCTACTGGCAGAGCCGTGATCGCCTAACTACGATGGATAGACTAGAGAACAATGTGTACTGGATCTTTGCAGATGGTGGCATCGAAGAGAAAATCTACAAGGTTGTGCAAGGAAAAAAGCCGTACACTGTTTCACATTTTAAGCGTGATGTTTTAAAGTAAAGGTACTATATTTGCAACCCCATGTTAGAATCTAAGCTGCAATCAAAGATGATCAAGCTTGCTGAGGAAAACGGGTGGTACGTCCTAAAACTTTTGAGTACAAACAAGCCAGGCATTCCCGATCTGTACATGTATCGGGCGGGAAGAACTGTCTTTGTTGAGGTCAAGAGGGAAGGCGGAAAGGCCCGGCCACTGCAAGAGTATCGAATGAAGGAGCTGAAAGAGATAGGAGTCGAGGCATTAGTCTGCGACTCAATTGAAAAATTTAAAGAACTATTATGAAAAAACTAATAACACAAGCACACGAAATGGCCAAGAGCAAAGGCTTTTGGGAAGGAGAGAGAAACAAACCAGAGATGTTAATGCTCGTTGTTTCAGAATTGGCAGAAGCTTTAGAGGCTTTAAGAAAGGACCACTACGCAAGTAAGCACGCCGTAAATAGTCTGTACCAAGACATACAAGTTAACCTATGGGATGACGAGTACAACATCATGGAAGGTCCATGGAAGGCTGGATTTGAAGCAAATATTAAGTCATCATTCGAGGACGAATTGGCTGACGTAGCTATCCGTTTGTTCGACCTATGCGGTGGTCTTGGTGTGGACCTTGAAAAACACATCGAATTGAAAATGATGTACAACTCAATGCGTGGTTATAAGCACGGTAAGAAATTTTAAAACTATGGAACTAGAAAAAGAAATATTGTCGGATTTGGTTGTTTGGAGTAAATACAGCCGCTTTGTACCGGAGTTAAACAGGCGTGAGACGTGGCAAGAACTTGTTACACGAAACAAGTCTATGCACTTGAAGAAGTTTCCACACATGGAGAACGTAATCGAGAAGGCATACGAGTTGGTGTATGCCAAGAAGATTCTACCATCAATGCGTTCGTTGCAGTTTGGTGGAAGACCAATCGAGGTAAACAATAGCCGCCTGTTTAACTGCAGCTACTTGCATGTTGACGACTATCGTGCATTCTCTGAGACCATGTTCCTACTTCTTTGTGGGACTGGTGTTGGATACTCTGTACAAAGCTTTAACATCAACAAGTTGCCAGCAATCTCTAAGGCTACAAAGACTCGTAGATACTTGATCGGAGACTCTATCGAGGGATGGGCTGACGCAATCAAGGTATTGATCAAGGGATACTTGGGACTAAGTGCAACTATTCCTACGTTTGACTTCCGTGCTATCAGAGCAAAGGGTGAGCGATTGATCACGTCTGGTGGAGTAGCTCCAGGGCCAGAGCCATTGAAGATTTGCTTGGCACACATTCAATCTATCTTGGACCGAAAGAAAGACGGAGACAGACTTACTTCAGTTGAATGTCACGACATCATGTGCTTTATCGCTGACGCCGTATTGAGCGGTGGTATTAGAAGAAGTGCAATGATTGCGTTATTCGACATCGATGATGAAGACATGTTGACATGCAAGTTTGGTGACTGGTGGGAATTGAATCCACAGAGAGCACGTGCAAACAACTCTGCTATTCTAAAGCGTGATAGTGTAAGTAAAGAAGAGTTCTTGGCGCTTTGGAAAAAAATTGAGCTGAGCAATTCTGGTGAGCCAGGGTTCTACTTTAGTGACAACGAAACAATGGGCACCAACCCATGCGCTGAGATTGCCTTGAACCCATTCCAGTTCTGTAACTTGGTAGAAGTAAACGCTTCTGACGTTAAAAACCAAGAAGACTTGAACGACCGCGTGTACTGGGCCTCTGTTATTGGAACGTTGCAGGCTAGCTACACAGACTTCCATTACTTGCGTCCGATCTGGAAAGAGACCACAGAACGCGAGGCGTTACTTGGTATCGGAATGACCGGTATTGCTAGTGGAGCTGTAATGAATCTAGACTTGGAGCTTGCTGTTGGCTATGCGTCTATGGCTAATGAAACAGTAAGTGAGCAGATCGGAATCAACAGAGCTGCACGTATCACATGCGTTAAGCCATCTGGAACGTCTTCTCTCGTGTTGGGAACGTCTTCTGGTATCCATGCATGGCACGACGAATATTACGTGCGTAGAATGCGTATTGGAAAGAACGAAGCTATCTACACATACATGTCAATCTACCACCCAGAGATGTTGGAGGACGATGTGTTCAAGCCAACACAGCAAGCTGTTGTGTCTGTTCCACAGATGGCGCCATCCGGTGCGATTACTAGAAGCAAGGAGAATGCAATTGAGTTCTTAGAGCGTGTTAAGTATTTTCACAAGCACTGGATCATGCCAGGGCACTGGACTGGTGACAACACGCACAACGTAAGTGCCACTGTTACCATGAAGCATGACGAATGGCCTGCTGTTGGGGAGTGGTTGTGGGAGAACAAGAAGCACTTCAACGGTCTTTCTTTCTTGCCAGAGGATCTAGGAACGTATGTTCAAACTCCTTTTGAGACCATCACGAAGGAAAGATACGAGCAACTCGTTACAAATCTTAACGCTTTGAATGTCGCAAATATTGTAGAAATTAGCGACAACACAAACCTCACGGACCAACAGGCATGCGGCGGCGGCAACTGTGAGATTCAGTAATGAATGACTTATCCGCCAAAACTTGACAAAAATTTGAGTTTTGGCGGGTTTATCATGCAATTTTCACATATTAAATAGCCAAAATTGGTAGAAAATCACAAAAATGGCAGATAAGGATTTTGCGAAATGTATTGCTTTTTGATACTTTTCGCATATATTTGCTTTAAAATAATTAGCCCAAAGTACACGGGATCGAAAACAGGAGGGCATACCGTAAGATCTGCTCACTCGTCCTCTGAATCGTTGGTCAGCATAGTTATCGGGTTCTATGGTATGCGATAAGCGAAAAACCCGGAAATAGCCAAGTGGCGAAAGGTTGGGGACTTCCCCGACGTGGTAGTCGCTATCCTGTAGTAAGGAGATGCTGAGTTAAAAACGGCGTTCAAGGTTCGAGTCCTTGCTTGGCTACAAACTATATTTTGGCAAAATTGCTAACAATTGCCATTTTATTGTGCAAAACTGGTTTACAACTATGCGGTGTTATGAATTAACTTTGCTTTGTTCATATCTCGTTTGGGTAACATTGGGGTCTGGCTCGTCCGGCCCCATTGTTTTTAAGCCATGAAATCTCAAAATAAAAATATAGCAAACTACGTCAACCACGTCATGAGCGAGTTGAACGAGTTGACAACCGATCTCTATGAGGCCATGATGGATCAAGAGAACGCAGAAGTGAAGAAGATTGTGGAGACAATGATACCTATCCTTAAGGATATACAGTCGACCCATACAAATGAAGTCATATAAACAAGAGGCCGTTGACCTTTTCAATGAAGGAAAGCTTAACAAGTCCCAGATTGCACGTGTTCTAAAGGACAAGTACAATTTGCCGATGTCTTTAGAGACAGTGAGAAAGGAAGTTTGCAGGCAGGTAGGAAAACACAAAGCTTTATTGCAAGAATGTGAAAGGCTTGGAATACCAGCAGAGCAAGTCAAACATTACTGGCACAAAGGAAAACACTTTTCAATCAATGTAAAAGGGTCTGAGGCTCCGTCATACGAAGAGATTCGTGACGAGATGATCGACCAAATGAAGAGATACTCTCCACAGTACCAGTACATACACAGAAGCCACAGCAAAGACGGACACTTATTGGTATTAGATCCGGCCGACGTACACATTGGTAAGCTTGCTAGCTCGTTTGAGACTGGAGAGGATTACAATAACCAGATCGCTGTACAGCGAGTAAAAGAAGGTGTTAAAGGTATTTTAGACAAGACTGCCGGTTTTAATATCGAGAAGATCTTGTTCATCGCCGGAAACGACATACTGCACATCGACACACCAAGAAGGACCACCACGTCTGGAACTTTCCAGGACACCGACGGAATGTGGTATGACAACTTCTTGATCGCGAAGCAGCTATACATTGAGGTTCTTGAGATGCTTGTTACTGTTGCCGACGTTCACTTCTGCTTCAACCCAAGTAATCACGACTACACCAATGGATTCTTTTTGGCCGACACGATTCAGTCATGGTTCTCAAAGTGTGAAAACATTACTTTCGACTGCTCTATAGCACACAGAAAGTATTACACATACGGTACCAACATGATTGGATCAACACATGGAGATGGTGCCAAGGCACAGGACTTGCCATTGCTTATGGCTCAAGAGTCTCCAATGTCTTGGGCACAGACCAAGCATCGCTATGTGTATACACACCACGTGCACCACAAGACGTCTAAGGACTTCATTGGTGTAACTGTGGAAAGCCTACGCTCACCATCTGGCACTGACAGCTGGCACGATCGTAATGGCTACAAGGGAGCTCCCAAGGCGGTGGAGGGATTCCTCCACCACCCAGAGCACGGGCAGGTAGCCCGTATCACTCACCTATTTTAATCTTCTTCAACATCCTCTGCTCTGCGCTTTATCTTTTTATTGATAAGATTAGCAACGCTAGCAAATTCAGAAGGAAGGACGCCAATAGTGGTAGCTGTCAGAACGGCAGATGTAATCGCTGCGGCGTCCTTGTCTTCGTCAAGTATCTGCTTTTCAACCTCGTTATCCCTGTAAGTTTCAGAAAACCTTCCAGTGGTGGACATTCTGATGTTGTCGTAAAGCTCACCTAACTTCTCTGCTGCTATACCTTGAGTACCAAGTTGATCAAGAACACTTGTTTTTTCTGGAACATAGAAGTTAAATGTAACATCCTCGTCCTCTATGCCATACCAGTTCTTTGGAATACTTGAAGACAAACCGCTTTGGTCTAACAGGTAGTTTACCCCCTCACTGGCTTTCGCGTCTATTAATGGCAATGGAGGCAAGAAAAAGTCCTTCATGAAGTTCTGAGCAGTAGATGAAGCTTGTCTCATCAATATTTTCTTTTCGTACTCCTCATCTTCCTCGTCCTCATCACCCCATATTGCTTTAGCAGTATACCACAAAGCCTTTAATATTTCTAATCTTATCGCGGCAAAGGCAACTTGCTCAACGATCGCTCCAGATATAGACCTAGCCGCTTCACTTTTGTCCTCTTTACTAGCCAATTTGCTAGCTAGTGTTCTTGAGTCTGCCCATATTCTTGTCTTTTGGTTAAGAGTAAAAGACATCAATGGGAAAAACGCCCTTCTCAAGAATACGGTAGCTGGTTGTTTGCTTGTAAACAAGTCTCCCTGCATATCGGTGTCGCTGATGTTCTGTTGAGAATCAACCATTAACTGAGCATAATCGGCAGCTTTTTTGTTTAATTCGTGTGTGCTCCAATCAATATTAGAAGTTTTTACGCCCTGTGTTTTAAGGTTGGATATGTAAAACGAAATCCAAGAAGATCTAGCAGCCCACATATCTGGATACTTAAGCACCAATCCAACAGCATTATTGTTTAAGTCTAGAATTCCTTTCAGTCCTTTAACGGCTAGGTTTCTGTCTGCCTCTTCAAGCTTTCTGTTGATAGACTTCAATTCTCCTTGAGACCCAATACCACGAGTTGCAATTGGATATCCAGACTCATTAATAAAGTTCATGCCACCTCTAAACAATTCGGCTATGTCAAACCTTCCTGTTTGGGCAAGTGTGTTTAACATTGGGGGGACGAACTGTTTTGGTATCTGAGAAACGCTGAACAATGCCTTTGCAGTTCCCAAAGATGCAATAGCGTTAGACAACTTATTCAGTTTAGCCATCTCGCTTTGGTCAACGTATCCGCCACCTTTAACAGTATTTACATAACCAATTGTCCGCTTCTTGTATAGATTTGCATCTTCTGGGCTAGCAAACAACTTTGAGAAGTCTTTAGATGTCACAAATCCTTTTACCTTCTCAATAGAGCTAGCTGTTTCTACATCAACCATAGCCGACGTCATTGCATTGACGTTATTGGTATCAAAATCAAGATTCACAATGCGCTTTCTTACTCCGTTGTTGTCTTTTGGAAGATTCTTGATTCTGTTGTTTTCACGAAGTGATCCAGACTTAGACGTGTTGACGTACTCGAAGCTTCCAAAGAAACCAGACTCAAAGTCTTCAATCTCTGCTGGCGACGCCTCTTTCATTTGAAATCTGTCAGGTGTATAATTGGCATCTCTAGAAAGTATTGTATTGTATACATTCCTAGAAACCTCGTCCAGTCTGTCGTACTTTTTGATCCACTCAGATACCCACCAGTCGACTGCCTTTTGGTTTGTTTCGCTAACCTTAGATTTAACGTCTGCGATATTTTTTGAGCCTTTTAAGATCTTGTCATATACTTTTTGAATAGTCTTACCCTTCTTGATTTCGGCGTCAGTGTTATACGTGGGATCTTTTAGCGCCTCAATTGTCTCCTCAATCAGTGTTTTGCGCCTATTATACTCGTCTTGCACCTGGAATTCATCACCGATCACCGTTCTTGACATAAATGCAAGCATACCTCTTTCGATGATGTTCTCTGCCGTCAAAAAGTCTTTGATCTTTGAGAATTTAGACGTGTATTCATTAACTATCTTGTCAACAACACTAATGGCCTTTGCTTTTCCAGTTGAAACACCAGATACTCCAGACTTGTCCATAACTTCTAGGGCTCTTTTAGATGTTACCCACATGACCCTGTTAAGCATAGGCAATGTTCCTACTTGTTGCAGCCACATTCTTCCTGGACTCTTAAAGAAGTATTTCTTTATTGGAGCAGACTTGACACCTTCATCTTTTAATTCTGTAGCGTTTAAGCTTCCTTCGTAGTTGTTTACAAGGCCGCTGATACCAGACGTGATGCCGTTGGCAATAAAGTTGTTCGCATATTCAACAGCTTTAATGGCATTTGCAAGAGACAGGTCGTCGGTGTCCATGTCGGCAAGCTTTATCAAGTCCCTCTTCTCGTCTATTGTAAGATCAATCGGATCCCCAGTAAATGGATCTTCTCCGGTTCTTACGATCTTCTTTATGATCGGAGACATCTCGTCCATCATTTCCTTCACGGCCTTCTTGGCCTCTTTCAACTTCTCTTCAGACTGGTCCTCTTTGTTTTCGATAGCCTGCAATACCTTTTTAATCTCATTGATTGTCATTTTGCTTGACAATACGCCAGCATCTACCAAGTCTTGATTCTGGCTAAGAAGATCGTTTTTGATTTGCTCTCTCTGCTTTTGTATCTGATCGTCTATGTAGTTGATCATGTCTTCAAAGTTGGCAACATCTCTCATTAATGGAGACCCAACCTTTCTAGACACAGACTTCAATAAGCTTTCTGCAAATTCTATGTACTGGTCGATATTATCAACCATTGATGGGCTAATCTCGTTGAAAGCTTTAGCAATTTTCGCCACCTCTGCTTGATTTGCCTCTGATTTTGCAGCTTTGCTTATTGAGCGTCTTAGCTTTGACGCCTGTGCTATTTTGTCTTTGTACTCAGCAGTTTGAAGAACATTCGACATGTAGTCAACGAAACGGTCTCTCATTACCGGGTTCAAGATGTTCATCTTGTCGTACCTAGCCAATATAGCGGTAGCCTGCTTCGCAGAAATAACGCCACGGCCTGACATTCCACGCAGTGTTGTAGAGATCTGAGTTCTCAATTCTTTAACGTATGCAACAGCATCTTTGGCAGCCTTAGCTTCCAGTTTGATTTGGTCCTTAAGTGCTGTCTTCTCCTTTACTGTTACCTCTTTGGTGTCCTTGATCTCACCCATGATGCGAGCCACTGATGGAGCGGTCTTCATCTTTTCGCCTCTGATCTTCTTGAAGTCGCGGATGATCTGCTCACGCTGAGAGTCGTCGGCCCTTTCGTATACTGCAGACTTTTGGATGTATCCAATAGCGGCAGCACTTGCCTGGTTGTAGCTTCCGCCACGGTTCATGCTCTTCTCTAAAATGCCTTCAACCTCACCCATCATTCTTTCGTATCCAGGGATGACGGTTACGTCTACCTTTTGAGAACGAGTGGTTACTGACGGCTTGGCCTTTTCAATCAACAAGATCCTATCCCTTGTGAATTTGGTCAACTGGAACTTGCTTCTGTCAAAATTTCCGAACGCATTCTCTGTGTCGATCGTCAATACGTCTCCCTCTATGTCGGTTATTTTGCCATACCTTTTATATACAAATACCTCATCTCCAATCTCAAACACGTCCTCTGGTATTTCCTTGAATCCGGTGTAGTCAGCCTCTGGAGTTAACTCCTTCACAGTCTGAGCTCTGTAGCTCTTAGGTCCTCCCCAGTTTGTAACAACCATGTCATACCCGTTCTCTGCGGCAACCTTGGTAACCCATGCTGCTGCATTGTTTGAGTCGAACGCGTATGTAGTTGGCCTTGTTTCATTTCCACGGTTCTTGTACTCCTGGAACCTACGGCGTGCTTCTGGCTCGAAGTTCTCTGGATCGTTTAATACCTTTCCTCTTTCAGTAGTTCCGTAGAAGTAAACCTTGTCTTTAGGAACTAACACGGTATGTGGAACGTCACCTACGCCACTTTCTACTTGGCCCTGCTTTGTGTAGTACATGGCAACACCACCAACAGATGAGATGGCGGCTACCTCTTCGCGTCCTGTAAAGTTCTTTTTAGAACCAGACATTGGCTTAATGGTGTCACGCTTCTCATCAGAGTAGTGAACAAATACATAGTTGCCTTTTCCGTCGTCTGTAAGAACCTCGTCTACAACTGCGGGCACAGCTTTCTGTGACTTGGCAGTTACTTTTGTTTCTTCTTCTGGCTTCTGGTAGTCTGCATCAATGGTAGAAGTATACATTGTTCCAGAGATTGCAGTGAATGGATTTGTCACTGTTTTCTCATGACCATTCTCCATCAACCACTTAGTAACCTTGTTCTTTCCTATGATTCCAGAAGACTTTGACTCAGATGCGTTATTTGCATCGTTGTATAATTTGTATCCCTTAGCATCTGGGAATCCCATAGATGGGAATAGCTTATTAACATTCCTTGCTTTGTCTAATCTGAAAGATTTTCCGTTTGAAGAAAATGATTCGTTAAACATTTCGTGCTGAATGCCCTTGTTTTTATTAGCTAAAAAATCCTCTCTAGTTACATAAGGATCCGCATAGAAACCACCAAGAGTAGTCCCTCCAATTGAGCTTTCTTTAAAGTTTGACTTTTCTAAAGCGTCATACAGGATTTCGTCCATAGTGTCTTTATAGAAGTCTTTTCTTCCATATCCAACATCTAATAACAATTTTTTTATCTCTGGATTTTTACCAGTTGCGCTTTTCAATGGAATCAACTCAGACAACAAAGACGATCTGAACTTGAATGAGAAAGCCTTAGAACCAAGTTCTCTTGCAGCTTTAATTCTTCCTTCGTGAGTGTCAAATCCTTTTTCTTTGATTATGCCTTTTAGCTTATCTAATTGCTTGTACTGAGCATCTCCTTTTATTTCTTTAATAGACCTTGCATCACCCTTTGACTCAGAAGCCTTTCTCTCTGAATCAACGTATCTTTTCTGTGCTTCAGCAATAGCTGTGTCCATTAGCTTTCTAGCTTTGGCTACTGTTGTTTTCTTTTCGGTAATTGCCTTGTCTAATCCATCCATCAGGAACTCTCCAGCATACCACTCTCCAAGCATTGACTCTGCATTTTGGATTGTAACGAACACAGCAACTGGTTTTCCAGCCATTTCTGGATTCGACGCATCTCTTTCGCTCGCGATCTGTTGAATCAATCTGTGGAATGTTCCTACGTGTGCTTCGCTAGTAGCAGCAAAACCAATATTATCATTTATGTTCTCTTCAAAATAAGCATATCTCCATCCACCCTGCAATTTCTTGTTGTCTCTTGTCATGCCTACCTTGGTGCCATCGCTATTGATAAATACAGCAGCCCCACCAGATTCTTTCAATACATTCTCAATAGGCTCAACCTCTGGCATTTTCAACTTATCCGGCATGTTAGAATCGTTGTATTCTATAGACATGTCAAATTGATTGTCAACAGAGTCTTTGCCGATCTGAGCCCTTGAGATAATACCACCATCCATAGTAGCTCCTGGAGTTTCACCCCTAAAGAACTGAGATATGTCCTCTCCCTTTGACACCTTCTCAGAGATGGTTATCATAAATCCAAGGATGTCCTCTGGTGTTGCTTGGTCCAAGAATTGCTTCTTGCCGGTAAACAACTGAGCGAACTTGTTGATGATGTCTCCGATCTTCTGCAGAAGAGTCTTCTGTTGAGCCGTTAGTGGGCCCTTTCCAAAGCCAGATGCTACCAACATACCACCGAGCTCAGCCATGTACTCTGAGTATTTAACGGCCTCATAGCCACGCTGGCTAGCGAATGCGTCTAACTTGTCTGCAATGTCCTCAAAACCTTGAGCCCTTAGCTGTGCGTCAATGCTGTCAACAAACTCCTTCATTCGGGCTTGATCGTCAGCAAACGCGTCGTTAAGTAATGTTTCCCAAACCTCGTGTCCAGCAGTAACAGAGTCAGCTGTCTCCTTGTTGAATACCATAGCATATGGCTTGCCGTTCACGAACACTGTCTGACCTCTGGTCTCAGTGGTGAAACCGGCAGCTACATCACTTGCTTGGCTTGGAGCAACAGCGGACAATGCCTCTGCGATCTGCATTTGTGCATCGTCAGTATTCTCAGCAATAATAATTTTAAGTCCAGGGGCCACCATATTTAACGACTGAGCAGACTTGTTTACTGCTTCTTCAAAGTTGGTCTTTGGCGCAAAGTCGGTATCTATCTCAAAATCATATCCAACAGAGAATGTCTTTGGCCCTTCTGGTGTGTTTATAATAGAAACAACGTTATCTCCAGGAACAAAGTTTTTAGTCTCTAAATTGTCTTTCGCCTTATTCCTTGGATTCATCTTTCCGTTCTGGTAGATCATGCCATCGGAGTGTGCTACAGACTCTTGGTTAAACTCTTTAGCAAATTCAAAAGCATCCTCCTTAGTCATCCCCTTAACAAAGAAAGAGTTCTCCGCTTGGTCATACTTTCCTACAATCTTTTTAGGAGAGTATCCCTTGTCAATAAGCCACTGCTCTGCTTTTGTGTTTAAGGCCACATTCTCCTCTTCGGTCAGAGGCTGAGCCTTTGGATTCTCTGCAGTAACCATGGCGAACTCGCCTTCTATGTCACCTTGAAACTCTTCCTCCGTAATAACCGGAAGTTCAAACGCCTTAGCTGAAACATATTCCTTGCTGTTCCTAACTTTTTGACGCTCGGTCTTTTCTTGTTCGGTAGGATAAGTTATCTCAATACCAGAGACAACGGCTTTCTCACCTGGAATTACTTCTTCTTGGTCTTGACCTTCTTCGGCAGCGACTTGAGGTTCTGGTTGGGGTTTTCCTTCGACCACTTCTTCGCCAGTTCTGGTTTCTGGCTGTACAGGTACTTGACTTGTTGTTTGCTCTTGAACGGCATTGCTTATAGTTATTAGTTGGTTATCAATTTCTGTTATGCGCTTCTTTTGCTTGTCCACCAATGCTGGATCTTTTCCCTCTATTTGCTTTGTTAGCTTTCTCTTCTCTGCAATCAAGTCAAACGCAGCTCTCTGATTGTCTTCGCTTAGCTCTTGAGGTAGCTCTCTTACAATTGCTTTTGCTTCTCTAAAGTTTCTAAAAGTATTTTGCGCTTGCTGCTTAGAAATCTTTCCGCTCAAAATCTGAGATTTAAGAGTAGAAGCCAGCGCTGATTCTGTTGTATTGCTAGCAAGTATTTGCTTCATCAAAGCAAATGTTTCATTTGTATTGGACTTCCCGGTAACATATTCTGCAGTTTGCTGTGCAATGTTTGCCGCTCCAGCCATCCACATACCACCGAGGGCCTCCATCTTTGCGTCTTCTAGTAACGCTTCTTTAAACCCTTCTTCGTTGAAACCAGGTTGATTGAACAAGTCTTTACCCTTTGCAATTTCATACGCTTCTCTGAATGCGGTATCTGAAATGCTTTGAAGAGCGCCTGTCTCGGCCTCCGAAATCATTGCTCCAGCAGTGTTAACCGCTCCGCGTAATACTAGGTTATTAATTTCTGCATTTATCAGCTTCTTAACACCACGCATCCCCGCCTGTGGAACTACTTTAGACAATACGTCTACCGTTACAGAAGATATTAAACCCTTATTTGCTCCAGCCCACTGAGAGATACCAAAGTTTTCCAATGCGGCCTCAACCATCGCAGGAACTGCAGACATAAAGAACTTTTCATTCTCTGGCAAGTCCTTTGTCATCGGGCTGTCATTAAGTTCAGTCAATCTTCTTCCTACGCCTTGAGATACCAATACTCCGTATCTAATATTGGCGGCCGGGATAAGCATATTTGGAACAAACTCGGCAGCGCCAACAAGCGCTTTTAACACGGGTGGCAATGACTGTACGTACTCTTTAGAGACATCTGCTTCTACAGAAGACATAACGTTGTCTATGGCCTTTGTATACGCCTCTCTTGCAGCCTTAGCATCTCCAAGATCTTCGGCAGTAACATCAACGCCCATATTAATAGAGGCTAATTCCGCCAATCCGGTATATGCAACGCTTGCAGCCTGGTTTGCAATATCAAGAACGCCGGTTACGGAGTTTTCTACAAACTTTAATAAGCTATTATACATTGCAGATGGAAGATTTCCTTGCTCTCCCATTATTCTCGCGTTTTCTCCGGCAGCCTTTTTAACACCCTCATCAGTTAAAGACGCTATAGACTTTGCGTACTTTATACTCCTCTCGTATTCGCCCTGTAGCTCAGAAAATCTAGCCTCTATTTCTGGAGTTACGCCACCGATCATGGCGTCTTCGTTTAGCTTTGCTATTTCTGCCTGTATCTTGTCAACCCCGTCCTTGGTCTTTTCAAGTTCGTTGTTAGCAAACTTAATAGAACTATCTACCAACTCTTGGCTATAAACCCTTTTAAACTTTGCCTCTTCTTGTGGAGAGATGCCATCCCTTGACATCATCAAGAACTCCATCGGGCTTACTGGCTTTTTCTCTACGCCAGCAGACTTGCCCATCAAAAACGTCTGTAACTTTGCCTCTTCTTCTCTTAACTTCTCGTCCGATCCTGTTGATTGAACAATATGTGTAGAGCCATCATCCGCAGTTACAACTATATCTCCAAGGCCCAACCCCTTTTGAATCTTACTAGGAGCTTCTTTAAAGCTAACGCCTAAGTCTTTGTATTTTTCATTAAGGTTTTGTACTGTACTTTTGGTCTGTCCAGGTATCCCCTTGAGAGTCCCTGTTTGTACATTGGCTTTTCCGAACAAAGCTTTGTCTGCCTGTTCTTTTGGAACAGGAGTAAATCCAGGCTTAGACGAGGCCACTGCAGCTCCTGCAGCTAAGTTTACGCTTGCTTGAAGTTGCTCTTGTAGGCTAGGTCCTTTTTTTGCAGAAGGCGCCGATGGCCCACCGGCCATCTCCCCACCAGTAGCCAATGAAGTAGGTTGAGCGTTTTGTTGAGAAGGAGATACCTGTTCTTTTTTTTTTACTGGAGCAGGGGCTCCAACACCCATCAACTCATCAAAATCTTTTTGTGTTTTATTGTAGCCAGTGCTTACAAACAAATCATACGCATCTTTTCTTGCGGATGGATTTGATTGAATTAGCGCCTTGAAGTTATCGTAAGACTTGTTATACCCAGTGTTTACAAACAGATCATACGCATCTTTGATTGCATCTTCATTCATACATCAAAGATACCTCTTTTTTACCAAACAGCAACTAAAAATATTACAACTAGTTCCATTTGCTTCCGGCAGCGCTTGATACTGTAGTACCGCCTTGATATAGCTTTTCGTAATCTATGTTGTTATCTTTTTCTTGTGACTTGTTGTTTAATATGGTATTATATATGTCTTTTACCTGTGTGTGGTTTACTGTTTTAATTAGAGCTAACCGGCCCTTTTTGTCAAGTCTTTTTTGTGGGTCATTAGACTCCTTGTCTCCGGGGATAGTCTGGTATCCGTAGAAGTCATAAAAATACCCTCCGGCTTTCCTTGGTCTTCTTTTGATTACTTCAACTGTAGATCCTTCAAGAGGTCCCTTTAGCTCGGAGTTGGCCTTTACTAAGTCTGACTCAAGTTGGTTTAGCTTCCTCTCTCTGTTTGTTATTTTAACAGTTTCACCATCTCCACCATCAGCGCTAGAATCCCTAGTTGTAGTTGTTTCAACAGGCCTTGGCTGTTCTTTCTCTACGTCAACGCGTGAGTCAACCAATCTATCTAGAACATCTCTTGCCTCTTTCTCTTGGGCCGCTGTAAGCTTTGGCGTTACAATACCGTTAGGTCCTTGCACCAATTGAATAGCCTTACCTCCGGCAGCTTCAATCTCTTTCTTCTGCTGTTCTGTTTCGTAGAAATCGTATCCACCCACATAGTCAGACAAGATACTTGCAGCGCCTCTTGGGTTCTGCAACATAGACTTGGTGAAGTTGGCCTTTGCTCTTTGGTATTCTGCCTTTAGCTCTGGAGACGTAGTCCAATATCCACCCAAGAACTTGGATGTTTCTCCAAGACCTTTTGTAAATTTCTCAACCTCAGTAATAACGTCAAGCTTTTCTGGGGTTTGGTTTTCAGGAATAAGCAATGACTTGAAGTCTACAACCATACCAGTTGTTGGATCTGTCATAACTACATTGTAGCTAGACGGGTCAACAACTAGCTGCTTGTTTGCAACGTCAGCAAGCTTTGACTGTTTGTCTAAGAAATACTCTCCAAGCTTTGACGCTTTAGGATCGTTCAGGTATTCTACCTGCTTATTAATGATGTCATTGTAAGACTTGGTGAAGTCTCCAAAGTATTTCCAGTCTTCAGACATCTTAGCAACGCGAGACTTGTACTCGGTTGGCGTAAGCTGTCCATTCATCAACTGCTTCTTAAGATCTAACGTGGTGTTTCTAACACGGTCTGCACCCTGTAATACCAAGTCATTAAGACTGCCAGATTGACCCGGCTTGTATTCTTTAGACGCCGCAACTAAGTCGTCGGCAGACTTCTCAAGAGCTTCACGCTGTTTCTGTCTGTCTTCCTCAATTTTATCTATGTCCGAAATGGCCCCCTTAGCAATGCTTAGCCAGTCTACTGGTTTCGGCCTTCCTGCATAACTTATGTATTCTGCCATGTTTATCCTTTATATGGTGTTGTTAGCCCAGGGAAAGAAGGTGCATATCCAGGTGAATACCCCGGTTTATTGCTCATCTCTGGCTTAGGTTTCTGGAATATAGAAGATGTTGGCGCTTGAAATGGCGCCGTAGCTTGTTGAATTGTAGGCGTGGGTAGTGGTGTTTGTTTTTGGGCAGCATACAATGGCTTTGACTCCAAGTACTGTCCGTAGCCAGCCTGTAAAGCACCAATACCACTGGTAATAGCATCATTCATTATCTGTCTATTCTCAGACGCCGCAAGCTGTGCACCCTCTAATTCACTAGCAGCAATTCCTGTTTCTCTCTGAACCCTACGCATGTCTTGATCCTGTCTAGACTCTGCCCTAAACAAGTCTCTCTGGTACTCTTGATTTTGAAGGTCTGCGCCAAGCTCCAAGTTTGCACGATTAGATTGCTCGGTAAGTGTTGGCAATCCGCCGATAACACCAGCAGCGCCAGTGTCTTGCAATGCTTGAATACCAGTTGATACTTGTTGCTGAACACCTTGCTGTGCCAAGTCGTATCCCATAGTTGGAACTTGAAGACCAGCTGAATAGTCAGTCTCTGATATACCCTTAAGTTTGGCCGCTGCGTTCTTTGCGGCAAAGTCTGCTTCTTTTCTCCGCTTGTTTGCGGCGATTGCTTGCCCAGCACTTGCTGCGGCTGAAGCTCCTGCAATTATTAATGAGGTTGCTGCTGGCATTTTTATAGTATTTTTACAAGCTCAGTACACCCAACACTTCCTTGAACAAAACCACACTCCATGTACTTATTGATCAGAGCTGGATTCCTCAAAGAAACATAAGCATACTTTGCTCCGTTTTCTTTTCCGTATTCTGACAGAGTGTCTATCAAGAACTTAATCGCCTCTTTGCGATCTGGCTCTCTATAGTCAAAGCTAGACACAATAAACTCTATCCATACTGCTTTAGAGTTGGTAAAGTAAATGTATCCAGCACAAATGTCGACACCGTCTTTGCAGACCATGACGCCACCTCTGCCACTGTTTGGCAAGAAGTCTCTAGAAGGAGCGGCCCATCTCCACTGACTCCACCACTTTGTAAGTGTATTGTCGTAGTCAAGATCTGTTAGTGGCCTCGCCGTGAAACTCATTGCTACGCAAAGATAGCGAAGTTATGGGTAACTTTTGAATACCTGTGAAGAAATAGCAAATAATTCTACAGCGCTAGAGCTTGTATTTTCAAGCAATACCTGCATGTAGTATCCGCGTGCTCCGTAAGACTCAGCAACTGCGTTCTTGACAAACATCACAAAGTTTCCAACAACAGGAACTGTTCCACCAACAACCATTACAATAGTGACAGAGTTTGACGCAACTGCAGTAACTTGCCCAGACACTAATGGAGTTCCTGCTGGGACTACATATATCAAGTCGCCAATGCTTACGGTAGACCCAATGTCAAATAAGAAGTCTATTCTATATGTGGCAGCAGCAACTAGAGTAACGGCAGATGCACTTCCAACGCCCTGTGTTGACAAAGCCTTGTAATCAATGGTATCTGGATTTCTTCTGATATATGTAAAGTAGTCCCCTTCCTTTAACTCAAAGTAAGACGCCTCCATGACTCCAGAGTTTAAGTCCGTGGTGATGGTGGTCTTCCATGGAGAGTCAGTCTCACATGCGATAGTCTTAAACATCTTTGACTCGCTAGGAGCGTCATTAAACACCACAGTTACTGTTGATGGGTCCGAGGCAGCTCCATACCAGCTATTCCGTGTAGCATTTGTGTTATGCTTCCATAACTCACCGCTCTTGAACGTGTACAAAAAATTGTTCATGTTGGTCATCCATTCCGGATAGTAAGAGTGGAACGATGTCCACCCTTCTAGCATTGGTGAGTATGTAAGAGTATAATTAGCCATTACGCAAAGTTACAACATTAGCAGGCTTCTGTTGATGTCCAGGCCGATCCACTCCAGTAGTGTGCATTCAACAAATCAGCAGAGCTCTTGTAGTATCCAGCTCCCGCAACGGTAGTTCCAGAAGAGTTCAAGTACAACGTTCCGCTTACGCCAATAGTACCATCTGTCCAGTAAGAGTAGTAGTTCGTGTCAGCACAAACAACAGACTTAGTTCCAGCATCTGTCAAGAACACCTCGGTAAGCCCAGGCGCCTCTCCGGTACATATTGCACAGCTAGCAGACGTTACCAATGTGGTAGGCACAGTGAATGTGGCAGCCTGAGGAGAAACATTGGCTGTTTTGGTCCAGCAGTTACCATCAGATGTCTTGAATATTGTTCCATTGGCAATAACCCTAACTACTGCATCGTATAGAACCGCACTGTAAGTACTGTTACACAACGTAGCTTGGTAGTATCCACCGGCAGGAGGAACTGGAGGAGTTGGAGGAGTAGATCCACAGTTGAATACAGATTCTACAACACCATCGTTGCCAATCTTGATGGCTTGGTTATTGTTTGTCTTGTACCAAGAACTAGACCCTTCAAATACATTTCCTCCTCTAGCTTGTAAGAATACAGTGTCTCCAACGATTGGATAGGTATAATATCCGTTGTGGTACAAGTTATCCCATCCGAGAACCAACAATGCACATGCAGCAGAAGACGTTCCCTGTCCATTGATGAACACTTCAAATTGTGTAGCTGGATTATCGTTTAATACTGATGACACGGTTACTTGAGTTGTTGGTCCAGTTCCGAAGCAGTTGGTAGCAGTGAATGCTGCTGGATACTCTCCAATACCCTCTACTGTTCCGCTAATGATACCGGTTGTTGAATCAAAGTTAAGGCCAGCTGGCAATGAGAATCCAGAGCACGCTCCTTCAACTGTCAGTGTGGCGTCTGCAGATCCAGAGATCTGGCTAACAGTTCCAGACGCAAAACAGCGAGAAGATGTCTGTCCTCCAGATACCACAATGGTTTCATAGTATCCAGTCTCACAGTTTGCTCCGTAGAACACAGCTCCCTCTGATCCACCAAAGAAACTAAAGTTACTGCACGCAGAAACAAGTGTGTAGCTTGTAGGATTGTTAGTTGCAGGCACTTTGAAGTTCACAGACTGTCCTGAAACAAACTCCATGTTTGACGCAGTCACAATTGGAGGGGCAGTCTCAGAGCACACGCAAGATGAAATCTCGGTAACCACGCCATTGGAAGTTACAAACATCAAGTTTGTTCCTGTCTTATGATACGCATTTCCGCCATCGTAAACTGACGATCCGGTTGAGTCATTATAGATTGTGCAACCAATAGACACCACACCACCATCAGCATTGTGATACTTTGTAGTCGATGGTGTTTGAGAGCATACGTTATCAATAGTTCCGTTTGTCGTGTCAAGCGTAAACGAAGTCAACGAAGCGCATCCAGTTGTAGCTGTCCAGCTATTTGATGATAGTGGAGAGTATACAGTAAGAACTGTTTCCTCTGTTGAAGTTCTAACAAAACCTAATGTTCCTGTGCTATTGTTAACCAGGCCATTGTATGGCTCAACCAATGCAATCTCCGCTTCTGGAACACCGGCCGCGATCAATGCATTGTAGTTGGCTAAGCTGTTTAGACCAACATACCCAGAGTCGGCAACTACGTTTCCGCCAACAGAGATAACAAATCTGTCTGGTGTTGACTGTGCGTCGTAAGAGAATGACACCCGGCCAATATTAGCGCCCATATTTACAACAGTTGGAATTGTTGCAGCTACGCCACTATAAGACACTGCAGATCCGCACGCTACGGTATTTCTGTAGTCCCAGATAAGATAAAGGTATTGTTCGTTTGATGGTGCAGAGTAAACAAATGTTCCAGAATACTCTGTGCCAACCAATGACATAGTTACTGGAGTAGCGAGACTCAGTACTGTTGCATAGTCCTCCTGTGTGTATTCGGTATTTGACACCAAGTAGTACACCTTGTTTCCTGCAGTTGGAATGAACGGATTCAACTCTGCGTCCAAAGCAGATGTAGCGTCCTTGTATGCATACACAGTAACTGTATCGCCAGGGGCTGGGATTCCATTGGTTCCAGCCACGTCAGACGCTGTGTCAAACAAGCTAACATCAACAGGCTTGAAGATGGTATCGTTGAACTCATACCCTGCCGTTGTAGAGCTAGAGTAGTTGTACTTCTGAGTACCAACCTTACCAGACTCTTCTGGAGATCCAATAACGAATGTAGATCTACGCTTGATTACTGTTGCAGTCTGTGTGATGGTAAAGGTCCTAACAACACCACAGCTAGCTGTAATTGTAAGCGTAGCAGTTCTAGGAACTCCTGTATTGTTGGCAGCGATATCAGCCTCAACATCTTGGTTTCCAGTTCCGCTTGATGGCGCTACGGTCATCCATACTGGAATGTTTGTAATAACCCAGCCAGAGTTAGACTGAATGTCGAATATGTTCTTGGTCTGAGACGTCTTGTCTACAGTAATTGAAGACGGAGTTACAACTAGTTCACAAGGAGAAGCTGTGTCGTCGTTAGACGCCAGTACATACATTTGGTTATACGGATCAAATGTACCTATCTTTTGTCTGTTGATACCAGCAATAAATAGGTCCTTAAACCAATCACGCATACCTTGCATTGAAATCTCCTGGATAGAGTTTCCTGCAACTCTCAGTGCTACACCGCGTCTAGCGTCTGTGAAGAACAAGTCACTTCCCCATACCGCAAAGCTTTCTGGGTTCAAGCTAATTCCGTATTCGCCAGGGAATGCGATCTGCGTTCCAAGAATCTCTGGAACCGTAGAGATAGTACCACCGCCAACAGAGTCGCTGATTAAGTTCTTTCCATACAATACCACAGACACCTTGTTCTCTTGGAATACCACCAAGTCAGTGTCTCTAGCATAAAGCTTTTGAATGCTACCAAAGAATCTATCTACATACTTGAAGTTCGCAGTAGACAAGTTAAACTCGTTAAGCCTGTTTGTTCCGGTATCTTCACGGAAAACTCCGCTATATGTAAGACCATTTGTTACCTGCTCCTGTTCGTAGTTCTCAACGTTAGACAATACGCGAGGGCTGTACTTCATTAATGACCCATTGAAGTCATCTCTGATACGGTCGCTCTCTACGCCATTTCTAAAGCAGAATGCATTGTATACATTGTCCAAGCTAACCACTGCCGCTTTCTTTGACGTTCCTGCCGTAGCTCTTGTTTGGTTTGTTACGTTTCCAGAGTGTAAGCCATTAACAACATCGAATGTCGCAGCCTCGTGGTAGATATCCGCATCGCTTGATGTTGGTACAGTTTCTAGAATCGTTGGATTCTCCACTTGAGTCAGAGAGAAGTCTACTGTAAGTAGTGAGCGCTCGCAGTCTGTCAAGCTTCCAGGAGTATTACCGTATCCAAGGATGTACATCCTTACGGCTCCATAAAGAGACTGCCTTGTTTCGTTTATATTGTCCTTTATTCTAAAAACTACAGACCTTCTAAAGAAGATGCTCTTGTACCCCTTGTTCCCGTCCGCCATCATGACAAACTTGGTATAAGCCCCATCCTCAATAAACCACTCTTCGATGTTCGCGTAGTTTCTAGAAGAAACAAATGTTTGCACAGGCTGATCAGATCCACCCACAACTTTAGTCTCGTCTATCTTGATGGTAATTACAGCCCCAGCCTTTATCTCTAAGTCCTCTTCTGTTGCATTAATACCAGGGACGGCAGTGGTCTGAAGTGCTCCAGGAATAATAGCACAAGACCCAATGGGATCGTTTTTTCCGTTCCAAGCTGTGCGGTCACCAAAATAGTTAAGTCCATTGTCTGAGCGACAGTTTATTCTCCAGCTATCGCCAATTGTGTGGCCATTTACTGTAGCAAACTTAATATTAGCAATGTCTCTTCCGTCCTCATCTTTTAGTATTTGATTGGCCCCTGTAATTGCAATCTTAGAACCAAGTACTTGAGAGGACCCGAACATTGTGTACTTAAATGTATTTATACCATCGATAGTTACCGTATAACGAATATCCTTTGTAGTACCCATGGATATCCACTGAGGATCCACAGATAGGTTGTTCAATCCAACCCCGTAGAATATGGGAGGCTCAATCAACGCCTTCCTGTCCAAAAGTGGGTTTATTGTCTCCTTGCTACACAACAATCGACCAACACCAGTGCGTCCTTTACCTACAGACTTGTATGTAAATAGACTGTCCTCGTTAAACGCGTTGTTGTTGTCTACTTTTATCTTCAAGTATACACCAGCCACATTGGGTCTTGCGCTGTTGTTCAAGAAGTCCTTTGGCTTCACCTCTAGCTCTAGAACTTTATATTGCTGAGCACTGTATGTAATTCCAAGAGGATTTGCCTTGATGGTGATATAGTCGTTCGCTTTTACCTTATCTACGTCTGACTCGTTGATGAGCATGTATACGAATGGTCCGTCAACATAAAACAACGTAGGATAAATGGTATAGTATGCGCCCTTGTTTTGCTTGATCATGATACGATACTTTGTAGCAAAAGCAGGTGCCTCGTTATTGATGTTCACCAACAACTTGTTAGATGTGTCAGAGTTCTCTGGGCCAATATAGACAGAGTTGTCTACAGAAGTAAGCACAGTGCTCATTCTTCCGTATGCGTCAACATAAGAAATGCCGATCTCGTAGTCTCTGTCACTACGCATTGTCTTCACAGGAGTTCCTACAACATACGATGTAGACAACTTGCTCTCTGGAACAACCTCTACTCCGTAGTTCATTGTGATGCCTTTGTTTGCGATATCTACAATGTTGTAAAACTGAGTGTAGTTTCCATAAACCAAGCGACTACCGATCAGGTCTTGAGCTTTGGCTTTTAACGGAACGTTATCAAATAATCTTGTCAGCTGATTAGCAGGAAGAACACTGTAAAGTTTATTGTTTGAAAAAGACTGAAGCGTTGCTGTAGTTCCAGATAAGCTAACAGAGCTAACATTTCCAGATACTATCTCTGCTCTTGAGAAGTTGTCTACTACATTCACATTCAATCCAGACGCATCTCTAAATACCAACTGGATCTCTTTTACGTTATCAGATCCAATGTCAAATGAAACATCTACAGCATTGTATGTGTTTACCATAGACTTGTTTACACCGGTTCCGTAGTCGTACTGAAAGTCCTTTGGGAAGAATGCCACCTCAGAGAACGGAGCAAGAGAGCTGTACTCGTTGTTCTGATACTTGTATCTATAAGAGAAGTACAAGAACTTGTCTGTCATGTTGTTTGTGTCAGACCCGTCGTTCTTTAGTGTTAATGTAGGTGCAGTAAGCGGTGGCTTTACAATAACATTGATGTCCTCTTCTGTAAATGCATTGTATGCGTAATTCTGTTTGGTGTCAATTCTCCTTGGAGGATTAAGACCATCGGTCCAGAAAAGCAAGTCACTAATATAGTTCACTCCAGTAATTAAGTACTGAGTGTTGAAATTCAATATGTTTGCAGATCCAACTCTCGTGTCCATCACGTGCACGGTAGTTAATCCGGTAAGCTCGTTGTATGATGCGATGATGTTTCCACCAACGGCCTTTACAAACCAGAAAATAAGAAACTCAGAAGGCACAGCAATTGAACCAATTGCCTTAGCTCCTGTCAGAGAAAATGCAGATCCAGAAAATGCAGTGGCCGCAGCAGCTAGTCCACTGACCTTGGTATTCCCTAATTCATTCGACAAAGCTCCAACGTCAGACCCCTCGGAGGTTCCGACGGTCACGTTCATTGCATCTCTGTATTGTCCATCCGGGATCAGGCGCTCGTCCAGATCCTTATTCATTATACCAGCTACTAGGGTTCTCTTTAATTCCATTACTTGATCCAGTTTCCTTGATTTCTCAATACCATCAAAATACGATTGGGCTTGATATTAGAAAGTCTGATCTTAGCGTTTCTAAGCATTGCAGACTTTTCTTCTCTCGCTCTACGTACAACGTACTCTTGCACTCCCACTTTGTTATTCAAGATAGCCCACTTGATGTAGCTATAAATAAAGTCTTCTGCCAACTTGTTTACTTTAACTGCATCATCATCGCCGTTCTCAAGACCATCAGATATGTACTCAATCACTACAAGTCTGTTACTCATGCCAGAGCTAAAGTTGATTACGCCAGACGCCTTGTCAATTCTGAATGTTGGGTTAACATTGGCAACCTCTGAGTTTAATCCGAAGTACCCACCCAAGTCGTAGTTGAAGTACCAGTAGTCATCAATATTCCATCCCCAACGCCCGTTGGCCCATCCCTCACCTGTAAACAATGTCTGTGGGTATCCTTGAATTCTCTTGATGTCTAGCTCTGACGTACCTGTAATAACGCTACCGTTTTGGTCGTAAAGTATGTTGTCGCTAGAATCTTTCAAGTATGCCTGTGCGTAGTTCACATTCATGTTCTCGCTAAGCGTAAACAACGTGCCCTCAACCTCCATAGAGATCCTCGCATAGTTAACGTAGTCTGGAGGTAATACCAACTTAAGGTCTTCTCCAACGTTAATCTCTAACACTTTTACATTTCTGGCCGCGTCATAGTTCAACTCCTGTATTGCACGCTTTGCGTGGAACAGTACGTTGTATCTCTTTGTAACGCCTATTAATTTGTCATCGCCAACATACATAAGCATGAAGTTATTCACTATGTCAGATAGGCTGACATATTGGTAATCCCCGCTATTGTTAGGATCTGAGTAGTATGCTTGATTAGTTATGTATGCCATTAGCTTTGCTTAGTTTGCTCAGTGTTGTCAGACCCGGTCGCGAACTGTACAACCTCTGCCTCACGAAGATTAACACCAGCGTATGACAAAATTTTATATACTAGGTCGTTTTGTGCGCTTTCCGGAAGCTCAAAGTCTTGATAGTCAAGAGCTGACTGGTTGAATATAGGCGAGCCTGCCACGACAGTATATGTCCACTTAGGATCAAGAGGGTAGCGAACATACAACGAACTGACGTTGCTCTGGATGGTCGTGGGGTAAACTTTAATATCATTGCCTTTTTGGTAGTATGCAGGATAGGCTACGGTTGGTGCAGTAATGTTAGAGTTTAACAAATTCATGACCTTGTTCTGGGCCACAAATTCAATTTCTTTAGTACCGTATAGTACAACATTAATGTAATACCAATCGCTAGGAAGGGCAAACGATTCAGTAACGCCTGAATACGATAAATTGCTAGATGTAGAAAATGTATCAATTGTCTCCGCTATATTCTTCTGAATGTCTGAGTAACCGTCATTAGCCAACCTTCCATTTCTTTTGTTCACCCAGTTGGTGTAGTCGTAGAAGTACTGCTCAAATATCTCAAGCTGTGCTTGTTTGGCAAATAGGTTGAACTCTTCCGGTGTAATGTAACCGTTGTTATCCTTATTAAGGATAGCCATAACAGTATTTCTAACCGTGTTTATCATGTCATCACAAAGATAACAAAAAAAGGCCACCCCTTACGAGATGGCCCTATTTTTAAATAGTGTTAATGTTTACGCTACGGCAATTCCACTTACTGCGTATGGAAGATTAGATACGCTGTATGTAACATAAGTCCAAGAAGTCTGCAAAGCAGCAACTACGGCATTTTGAATTGCGTCACGCTGTGTCTCGTCTCCGGCACCGGCGGTGGCATGTGTAAGTGTAACTACCTTACCGCCTCCGTAAGTAATAGTAACTGTGGTTGTAGAGGCTTGCTCGATCAAGATGATTCCGGTAGCCTGAACTAGCTGGCTTTGTTCGCTAGTAACTGGGATGCTTAAAAATTTTTCCATACAACAAATATACACATAATTACGACAACTTATTCTGTACCATCTCTGCGATTGGCTTACCTTCTTCTGATTCAAAGAAAGCTGTCAATACAGATACTGGATCATCACCTGGTTGAATGTTCATCAACTTACGCTTGTTTCCGGGCATGTTAAACCAGATCTCACGGTTGTTGTTTCTCATTGTAAACAAACCAGAAGATAATGCCTTAGACGCCATCGCTGTTTCTGCCAAGTCTGGATCGTTGATCATTTCCAAGAACTGAATAGGGTAGTTTCTAGCGTAAAGCAAGATATCTCTCTTCAACTCTGGAGTGGTCATTGTGTCTACAACACCACCGTAGATCAATCGTCCAACAGCCTCCATGGTCTCAAGATTCATCTCTCTAGCAGCGATCTGTGCATCAAGCTCGATATTTAATTCCTCGATGTCCAATGTAGCCTCTTTCTCTTGGTTAAGCTCTTTGAATACGTCACCATTCAATGGGTGCATGTCCAAGAACTTTCCAAGGATTGGATTGCTTGCAGGAACCACTAAGTTGCCGTCCTCAAATACGATTGGCTCAAGGATAGCCTTGTCGTCCTGTTCGTCCTCAAATACTGATTTCTGGTTTCTAGAATAACGCAACGCACGGTTGGTAGTTCCGTCGAAATAGAGAAGAGAAAAACGCTTTGTGTTTCTTGATGGAAGTGTGTAGCTCAACGGAGCTTCTTCTTTTGTAAGAACAAATACCCTGTCCTTAACTTGGTTAGTTTGATTTTTCATAATTTGATTTAATTAACGATGCAAATATAAACAAAAAGGGTGAGTACAATTGTACCCACCCCTTTGTATGATTACCTATTGTGATTAGGCAGTCTTGAACAAGAAGAAGTTGTTCGCTCCCAAGGTGCACAATGCACGCTCAGACAAGAAGCTAACCTTCATCGCATCCAAATCGCTAGTAGCAGCACCACCGGCAGAACCAGTGATCCAAGTCTTGTAGCGACGGTTCTCAGTTTCGCTAGCGCGGTAACGAACGTGCAAGAAAGGACGCTTAGCGTTCTTACCCATCACCATGTCGTACACGTTAGTAGAACCAGCAGGAACCAACACACCATTAACTTCACCACCAACGATACCACCACGCAAAGTTGCGTCGTTCAAGTATTTCCAGTCGGTCTTGTAGAAGTCATAGCCACGCTTGAACCCTTTGAAGCCCAAGTTCAAGGCCATAGTTTCGTCGTTGTTGAACACACCGTAGCTAGTACCGTTAGCACCGTAGCTGTTTTGAGCAGCCAACATATCGTCGATATCGAAACCGAAGTTACGGTTAACGAACAACATGTTCTCTTGGATAGCACCCTGCTTGTCCAAACGCTGGATGATCGCGTCGAAGTCAGCCAATGTGCTTGGGTTTCCACCACCCCATACGTTACCACGTTGTTCGATTGTGTAGAACAAACCTTTGGTACCCTTGTTTCCAACGTCACCAGTTACAGCGATAGCACCAGAGCCAGTTTCAGCAGGAACACCTTCTACCATAGACATTTCCAAGTAGTCCTCGAAACGCAAACGAGTTTCGTGCTCAGACTTGATGTACCACAAGTAGCCAGTTGCACCATTCTCAGTAGTAACTTCTACCCATCCGATCTGAGCCATGTCAGAACCAGATACTTCATAGTTGTCCTTGATGATGATAGGGCTGTTGTCGAAGATGTCATCTTGAGCCTCCAAAGACCCAGACATACCAGCAGCACCTTTTTTGAATTCAGAACCGTAAACAAATGCAGTAGATGCAGTTGATACAGGGATGTTCTGTCCAGGGCCGTTGTAGTAAGCAACGGTGAAAGTCAAACCAGACACGGCAGTGATGATAGCCTTGTCGCTTTGAGTACCACCAGAGTTACGAGACAAGAACACAGTCTGACCTACGCGGAAGTTACAAGCAGTAATACCTGCGTCAGCAACAGTCCAAGTAGCGGTGTCAGAACCGGCAGCAGCAGCAGAAGTACAGCTTACATACTTGGTATGCAAACGACCTTGCTCTGCCCACTTGATCAAGTCAGAGTTAGAAGGCATCTCAGCGCCAACCTGGCGCAAGAAAGATGCGATAGAGCGATTACCATAACGCTCGAATTCTTTCTCGTAGGTATCAGGAAGATACTGATTCAAGAAATCGAAGTTGGTAATGTAGTTTGAAGGCAAAGTTGCCTTGACGGACGAGGGGGTTATAGCAAACCCTGGGCTCGTTTGAACTGATCCAGCCATAGTTTTTTAGTTTTTGTTTTTTTGTTTGTTATTTGTTACGCATTTTTATCTTTAGCCCGCTTCCGTGGTCATTGTCTAGCGCTACAACTTTAAACCCAGTAGATGGCGTTAACTGAGGTGTTGACCGAACGTCCATCTGGATGTTCTTTGACTCCTTAGCAACACTGTCTACCGCAGCGGCCATACCTTGCTCATAAAAGTGCTTGGCAAAACCGTCGGGGTTCATAGCTACAGCGATAGCCCTATGATATGCAGCAGCATCCTTCACGTATCCATTCTCATCTAAGAACGAACCAATGAACTTGCTAATATCAGATTGAGCTTTTTTCATTTGTTCTGGGCTGCCAGGTTTAAACGAAATTGCTTTGTCGTCGACCTTAAATTCAAAACCTTTGAACTGGTCGCTGAAAAGCTCGTCCGTCTTCTTAGCAAAGAACTCTGAACGCTCTAACTGAGACTTCTGCACTTCCTCGGACTCTTTGGCATATCTTTTAAAAGCCTCGTAATCACTCTTCTCTTCATCAGAAACTAAGCCACCTTTTGACTCAAGAGGTATCTTGTATTGTTCCTTCAGTTGATTGAAGTGGTCCTTGGCCTTAGCAAGATCTTTTTTCATTGCTAGCTTCTTCTTCTTGATTTCCTTTGGGTCGTCAAGATCTTCATCAAACTCGTACCTGCTTTCGATTTCAAACTTTACGTCTTCGTCATCGAACTCTGGGTTCTCTTGCTTGATGTAATCAGCTAGCAGTTGATTTGCAGGAACTGCATCGTAGTCCTTATTCAATTGAATAAAGTCTTGGATTCCTCGGCCTGTCTCCTTCTTGTACTTCAAAAAGGCTGACACGTCCTCTGGTAGTTCCTCCGCATCTTTTCTCGCCTGGAACAAGTCATCAACAGAGTTGATTTCCTTGTTGTACCGATTTTTTAAGTATGTAAGAACGTCTTCGTCTCCGAGATCCTTGGCAACTGGCGCCTCAGTCTCTTCGACTTTTTCTATTGTTCCATCAGATGCCACAATTGTGGTCTCTACTGGTTTTTCTTCGGAAGAGATGCCGTGCTTCTCTTCGTGCTCTTTTAGGAGCTGCTCTTCCACTTCTTGAACAGATTTCTGTTCCTCGAAGGCAACCTCCTTCACTTTGAATTCATTTTCCATATTTAATTAGATTTATTTCGTCACAAATTTACACAAAATAGTGACACGCTATTTTGGCTCAAATCCAGCTAGGTCAAATCCATCAAGGGTGTCCTCATTGGATTCGAAGTCGACCGGTGGCAAATTGTTTTTTCTTTGCTCAATCAACTTAGACTGCTGAGTATTTTGAAGAGAAACTCGTTTATCTTTAGCTTCTTCTTTCATCTTCTCTTTCTCAGTAACAACCTGTGACTCAAGACCCTTCAATTGCATATTCATCTGGAACTCTTGCTGCATTAAGCTCAACTTAATACGTGCTTCTTGCTCCATTGTTTGAATCGCAAACATTGACTCGGCCTCTTTGATTTGAATCTTAGACTGAGTATCCGCCTGGATTTGTTGCATCTTAGCCTCGGCTGCTGCCTGTGTAGCTGCGATGTTAGAGTCAGACTGGAACTTAGACATCATCTGCTGCTTCTCTAGGTCTCTCTTCTCCTTGTCCTTGCGCTTAACCTTCAACAACTGATTAGCAAGCTTCAAGTTTTTGATCTCGCGGATGTCGATTGCATCTTCCAATGCGATCTGGTCTCTGCTCAATGCCATCTGAATGTTAGCCTCAAGCTGTTGCTTTTCTTCTTCGTCTGGAGAAACCTCAATGAAGATACCAAAGTTGTGCAGGTAAAGCTCCTTGATGCTGTCAAGGATCTGGATGTTGTACTTACCGATCTGGTTTGCAAACTCGTCTCTGAAGTCAGCATACTCCAAGATATCAGAGATACGGCAAGACAAAGCTTCAGACAGTCTGCGTGTGATAAAGATACCACCGTCTAGAATGTGTCTTGTGGCAGTATTTGAGTTAGCTGCAGCGAGCTTCTGTACGCCCACCAAAGCGTCTGAGCTAGGCATAGACCCATCTCGTGCTTCGTTAAGCCCTGTAACGTCACGCAGCATGCTCATGTACTGGTTATATGCAGAGATCAGACTAGATATTTTTCCTTGTGCGGCGCTAGAGTTTAATTCTTGGATAGGAACGCGTGCGTTGTTGAACTCACCGTCCTGTGTGTAGCTTCTTCCGATTACACTACCAGTCTGGAAGTACATGCGAAGAGCGTCCTCTGGGTTGTATGCGGCACCATTGCCCAAGTCAACCTCGTTAAGTCCGTCTGCATCGATGAATACACCGTCTGGAACCATCTTAGACAACACCTGCTGTAACTTGAGGTGTGTCATCTGGATCAAGTCAGCGAACGCTGTCATGCGTCGGCCCAAAGACTCAATGGCCCCCTTGTACATACGAGGCGCAACCATCACGTAGTTTGAGTACGCATACTGTGACGCAGACTTTGGTCTGGCCATGTTCTTAGACATCTCCCACTTGATCAGCTTGTTTGACCCGAGAACCATGATGCCCTCGTACCAAACATCGATACGCTTCTCTACCTTCTCAAATCTTTCTTCGGTTTGATCAGCTGGAGGATTAAAGCCCTCGTCCTTGCGGATTACACGCTCTCCACCATTTTCAAGAAACTTTTTCTTGTATACAAATGTCTTGTCAGTTTTATAATTAAAGTACAACAGGGTAACCACGTCCTTGTCGAACAGGTCATTTCTGTATGTACGCATAACGCCATAGTAGTCCCACCATGCAGTACCCAACTGAGAAATCTCTTCAAGCTCTTCCTTGGTAATGTCTGGCTTGATCTTGATCAGCTCGGTGATCGGAACCTGCTTTACCTCTCCCCAGTAGAATACGTCGTCAAAATAGGGTGACTCGGTGTAGCTGTAGACCACGTTGGCGGGATCGACATACTCAACCTTAACTCCAGATCCTGGATAGAATGAATGTTTGACACCACCGATACCCAATGTGGTAAGGTCGTAATCGACACGCTTTTTAGTGTCTGCATAGTTATTTTGTTCAAGTAGGGTGTTAATTGCTTCTTCCTCGGCAATCTCAATGCTTGGCTTATACTTCAGCTGCATGTAGAGCTGCAACTCCTCGTCGTTTGACGGAAGCTCTTCTACATTGGTATTGAAAGCGTCAACGCCAAACTGCTCCTTTGTCTGCAACAAAAAGTCCTTAGCGACCATATCGCCCTCAATCATGTCTTGGAACTGATTGCGCTTCTCAGCGGCCATCGCATCTTGAGCGACTGCCTTTACAGAGAAATTACGGTCTGCCATACCATTAACAACGATGTCAATGAACTTGGGCATGATTGGAACTGGCGTCCAAGATAGGTTAAGGTACGACAAGTCGCCATCGAATGACATCTCCTTCTTGTACTTCTCAACAGACTGCTCACCACGTGCGTACAATCGCAGACGATGGAACTCAATCCACTGGTTGTAGAACCTGCACGAGCCAGCGTCCTTACGGAACCACTCTGACTGGACAGCAAGTCCAACCTGTAGGCCAAACTCTTTAGATGCCTTTTGTGCATCTGTGGCC